TTCGGAAAGCCGAAGGCTGTGGAGCTCCAGCAGGATCTCCAGCTCCGCGCTGTCACCTTCGACAGCTTTCAAAAACAGCGGGATCTCTTCAGGTTCCAGAAATGATAGGTCAGGGGAAGATCTCTTCTTCGGAAATTTGACGTGCGGAACGGGAATCCTGCGATCATTCAGCGCGGCGGTGACTGTTCCCCATCCGTTTTTTACTGTCTTCCGGCTGACGGCCTGCAGCTCCTCGTTGATCACCTGCTGCCAGTCTTTTACGCTTTTGAATGGGATATCCATATAGTTTTGAAACCGGTTCTTCCGGGATATGGTATAGCCCCGTATCGTGGAGGGGGACAGATCTGCTTCGTACTTTGCAATGTAGCTGTCGATCATCTGTCCAAGGGTATCGTCAACCTTCTGTACATCATGTTTCCCGGCGGCGTGTTCTGCCTTGATAAGCTGGGCCTGTTTGATGCACGCCGATTTCGTGGTTGCCGTCACCGGTACGGAAACACCGTTCAAGCGGAGCTGGATAAACCACGAGCCGCTTTTCAACTTGCGAGGGGTAGGGACTTTCATTTCTTCCGTGGTCCTTTCTCTTGCGTCCACGGCCGTTTTGTGCTACAATGCACACGTGGACGGAGGTATGGTATCTCTGATACTCCCTTTGGCTTGGTAGGTTATTGGGATCCTTGTTCACTTGCCGCTCCTGGTGTTGGCCCACCGGGGGCGGCTTTTTTTATTTTTTAGGTTTCCGATTCGGTCGATACTGAGGGTTGTATCTGTCGCAGGCAGATTCCAGCTTTCTAAAATCACAGCAAACCTTTTTGAAGAAGCTGTTTTCTGTTTTGGTCGTCGCTCTGAAATATGTTTTTGCCGCACGGTTATAGACCTCGGCCCGATGTCGGTTTATGTACGACGCTTGGCGGCGCAGAAGTTCGGCGTATTGGTGGTCTGGCTCATCGTTGATATCAAACTCAATGATAGCGGAAAGCGGTACAGGAATCATGTTGTTAAATCCCAATAACCCGTAATGTCCGTTTTCCAGCGGCATGATATGAATACTTGAGTGTAGATTTTGGTGATGATCTTTCGGAGATTCCATTGGGACAAAATAACGATAACTGCTTACTGTCAGAACGATACCAACATAAGGTCGTCTGGCATTTTTATTGAATTGTACGCGGCTATCAATGCTATGAAGAAAACTGACATATTTATTTGTGATTCTGTAAATTCGTAAGGGCTCCATAATTCTCCTTAAACAGAAAGCGAGGCAAGCATTGCGGCCTGCCTCGCTTTTCAGGTCCCCACTTGCGGCAGGGGATCTCCGCTTTTTTGTGTTCCGACTTGCGGCACGGACTTTCCGCTTTTTCGGGGCTCAATTTATCGGCATGAGCTCTCCGCTTGCATAATGGCGTGACTAAGATGGCATTAAAGCACTCTTAATACACTCTGCGGATTACTCCGCACTTTTATTATATGCAAGAAAAACGGAAAAATCAAGTACAAGATATAGGCAGGTTATTCAGGTTTTAAGCAAAAACCACAACATATCGATATAAAGATTTTACAAAAAAAGATTACAGCAGATGTGTGAAGCCGACGGCTTTGCCCTCAATGTGGACATCGGCCAGGGCCGCTCCGGTGAACGTCATAGGAGCATACTGGGAGTTTGCCGGAACAAGGGTAAGGCTGCCGTTCTCCCGATCCAGATAGATGCGTTTTAGGGTGGCTTCCTCGCCGATCCGGACGGCGGCGATCTGACCGTTGGGAACATCTACGTCGGCGCGGATATATACAATATCTCCGTCGTGGATGTTGGCGTCGATCATACTGTCTCCTTTGCACATGAGGCAGAAATCACACTTCACATGCTCCGGCACGTCCACATAATCCTCGATATTCTCTTCTGCGGTGATGGGCTCCCCGCAGGCGATGGAACCGACCAGTGGCTTTTTGACCATACGCGGAAGAGGCCGGAAGCCGGTCGGGATCTTGGTTGGTGTATTGGTTGGTGTATCGGTATAACTATTGATGTCGCGTAAGATTCGCTCATTATCGAGATAAAAGAAAGGCTCATTTACATTACCAATGAGATAATCAACAGAAACCCCGAAAAAATCTGCCAATTTAATCAGCATTTCTGAATTGGGTTCCCGTTCACCTTTTTCGTATCCGATATAAGTTGTGTACGGTAATCCAATTTTTTGCGCAGCCTCTTTCATGCTCCAGTTATGCTCTTGTCTAAGTTCTCTTAAACGGATCATAAAATCACCTCATAAAAACGATTATTACACACATTGAGTAAAAGTCAATACAGAATTATGCGTTTTGTGAATTCTTGACAAAAACCAAGTTCTCAAAACGTGCATTTTTCTGTCTTTACAATTCTCAAAATGAGTAATACAATCAAATTGGAAATACGCAATATGAGTATTTCGGAAGACAAAGAAGGGGGGTGTGGTTATGTATCCAAATATTGCAGCAGAACGTGCAAGACAAAACATGAGCGTGTCTGACCTGGCAGATGCACTCGGAGTTTCACGTAAAACCATTTACAACTGGGAAAAATCCGGGAATATCCCGCAAAAAGCTCTGCAAAAAATGTCAGAAATATTCAACTGTTCTGTCGATTATCTCATCAGCCATAGGATTTCAAATCCAAACAAAATGCGAAATGGAAATTGATTTTCACCAGATCCCCCAAGAAAGGAGGGAACAGGATGGCGATACTACGGATCCTGGACACCGGAGGGAGCTCCATCGTAGAGCTGGACGGCAAGACCATCGGCACGGGTGTACAGGAAATTCATTATCACCGGAATAGTCCTATGAGCGCAACCCTGAAGCTCACACTCGATGTGGCAATGTTTGGATTTATGCCGGATGGATACTTTGACGACTACGCGAAGCGTGCTGGTGTACAGACGGAACCCCTGGCCGAAAGGGAAGAACAGCCAGGGGCGCCCGTTCAGGTAAGGAAAACCTGACGACCTTTTTCTGTAAGAGTGACAGTGCCTAAAATATCGTACTTTTGGACTATATAATCATTTGCTTCAAGATAATCGAAAATCTCCGAGGGAACATCGTCGAAGAACATCCTTTCGAAATCAACTCTTCCGGATTCCCTGTAAGCTACTGTCATTCTTTCCAGCACCTCTTTAGCAGTCATTATCATCACCTCCTCTCTGGGCCAGTATAACACGCAGGGAGCAGGAGAGACAAGAAACACCTACCAAGCCAAAGACAAGAAGGAAGGAGAATCAATGCCATATATAAAACCGAAAGATATGCCGTTCCGGTCGATCTCCATGCTGCTCAAGGGCTATGACATTACGGCCACAAGGCTGGCCGAGATCCTAGACTGCAGCTGGAACACAGCCAAGAAACGGATCGAGACTCCGGGTACCTTTACCCTGGAGGAATTATGGAGAGTCAGCCAGAAAGGCCACGTCCCAATAGACAGCCTGCGGCAGGCTTTCGTGCGCAACACGCAATAAAGGAGGCAGAACAGATGTCACATATGGATATAGACGCCGCCGTCAGATTGGTCGAGCGCCGACAGGAGCAAAGACGGCGATCAGTGGAAGCCATTACGAACCGGGCAACCATTGCGGAGATTGCTGTGGATGGATACCGGACGGAACTGAAGCGCAGGATCCGGAGCGCGGCAGTAACGGCCCTCAGCTTCACGGGGGTATGCGGGATTATTACGGGACTGTGGCTGCTCACAGAGTGGGTACTGGAGAAGATCGCATGAGCTGCAGGAGACAGACGAATAACCGAAGGATCCTTTACCGGACCTGTGGGACGTGTGGACGGTTGTTCTCCACGACTGCGGACAACCCATTTATCCGGCAGATCGCCAGAGACGGCAAACGACAGGCGACAACGTATTACTGCACGGAATCCTGCTATGCCGCCAGCTATAAGTATATCGGATGGTTTGACGGGCAGGCCTGGGTCAGGAAAAAGGAACGTGAGAAGTCCCGTGACCGGCGGGAATCCAATCGCCGGTATTATGCACAAAACAGGGAAAAGGAACTTGCCCGGGCAAAAGCCAGATACTGGGCAGACCCGGAACAGGCACGCGCTGACATGCGATATTACCGCAGGAAAAGGAAACTGATCCAAGAAGGGGGCACGGCGGTATGACCTATCTGGATTTTCTGCGATCCAAGATCGAGATCGCACCGGCATCCGGGTTTTCCGTTGATAAGACGAAAATCAACGACGTGTTAAAGCCCCACCAAAAAGACGCCCTTGCGTGGGCACTTGCCGGAGGCCGCCGGGCACTATTTGAGAGTTTCGGCCTTGGAAAGACCGCACAGGAACTGGAATTCTGCCGGTTGGTACTCGCGCATGAAAGCGGGAAGGCCCTGATTGTTTTGCCGCTTGGCGTCCGGCAGGAGTTCAAGAGAGACGCTGTGGAACTGCTCGGCATGGAGGAGCCGCAGTACATCACAAGCCCCGGCGAAGCAGAGGAGGACGGCAAAATCTACCTGACCAACTATGAAAGAGTGAGAGACGGGGATATTGATCCGAAGGCGTTTACCGTCTGCGTTCTGGACGAAGCCGCCGTGCTGCGATCCTTCGGCAGTAAGACTTACCAGACGTTTCTGCCGAAGTTCAAAGGCGTCAAGTATAAGCTGGTGGCGACAGCGACGCCGGCCCCGAACCGATTGAAGGAACTGATCCACTATGCGGGCTTTTTGGAGATCATGGACACCGGACAGGCGCTGACACGATTCTTCCAGAGGGACAGCACGAAAGCGAACAACCTGACCCTGTACCCGCACAAGGAAGAAGAATTCTGGTTATGGGTATCAACCTGGGCGCTGTTCATTTCAAAGCCGTCCGATCTGGGCTATGACGATGAAGGCTATGCGCTTCCACCGATGGAAATTATGCCACACATGATCTGCCGTGGATACGACAGCAATATGGACAAAGACGGACAGTTCAAGATGCTTAACGACGCGGCAACGAGCCTTCAGGACGCGGCCAGGGAAAAGAAGGAAAGTATTCCCGACAGGTGCCGAAAAGCCAAGGAGATCGTCGACAGCGACCCAGGAGCGCACTTTATCCTTTGGCACGACCGGGAAGAGGAACGCCATGAGCTGAAGCGCATTATGCCGGAGACTGTTGATATCTATGGCGCTATGGATTACGACGAGCGAGAGCACCGCGTAATGGACTTTTCCGACGGAAAGATCCGGTTGTTCGCAACAAAGAAAAGCCTTTCAGGCTGCGGCTGCAACTTCCAGAGGCATTGTCACCGAGCGATCTTCGTCGGGATCGATTACGAATTCCATGATTTCATTCAGGCCGTGCACAGGATTTACCGGTTCCTGCAAACGGAGAAGGTCATTATCGACATCATCTACACAGAGGCAGAAGAACCGATTTATCAGGCGTTACTGGATAAATGGAAGCAGCACAACGAACAGCAAGAGAAGATGCGCGAAATTGTTAAAAAATACGGACTGAACGAAACCTCACAAGCAGAGAAGATGTCCAGAAGCATAGGAGTTGAAAACGTGAAAATCGAAGGGACCCGCTTTACCGCGATCCACGGTGACTGTGTAGAAGAGACGGCCAAGATGGAGGAAAACAGCACAGATATGATCCTCACGTCAATTCCGTTTTCCAACCATTACGAGTACACCCCAAGCTATAACGACTTTGGCCATAACGAGAATACGGAGCGCTTTTTCGAGCAGATGGACTTTCTAAGTCCGGAGCTGCTGCGGGTACTTCGGCCCGGTCGGGTGTTCGCCTGCCACGTCAAGGATCGCGTCCTGTTCGGGAACGCAACCGGTACGGGGATGCCTACCATGGAGCCGTTCCACGCTATGTGCATACAGCACTACATGAAACACGGGTTCCAATACTTCGGGATGATCACCGTTGTGACGGATGTGGTACGGGAGAACAATCAGACCTATCGTCTTGGCTGGACGGAGCAATGCAAAGATGGCACGAAGATGGGCGTTGGGTGTCCGGAATACGTTCTGTTGTTCCGCAAGCTGCCGACAGACACCTCCAAGGCTTACGCAGACGAGCCGGTGAGCAAATCCAAGGATGACTACACAAGAGCACAGTGGCAGATCGATGCGCACGGTTTTTGGCGGTCAAGCGGTGACAGGCTGATGACAAAGCAAGAAATCATGGCAACACCAGTGGACAGGCTTCAAGCGGCCTATCGCAAATACAGCCGAGATACTATCTACGATTACGCCGAACACGTCGAGATTGCAAAGAAACTGGACGCCGACGGGCATCTTCCCGCAACGTTCATGGTCGTAGCTCCAGGATCCTGGAGTCAGGACGTATGGGACGACGTAAACCGAATGCGGACGCTGAATACGACTCAGAGCCAGCGCCGCCAACAGATGCACGTCTGCCCGCTGCAATTCGATATCGTTGACAGACTTATTAACCGCTACAGTAACGAAGGCGATCTGATCTTTGATCCTTTTGGCGGCATCGGAACGGTCCCGCTGCGGGCCTTAATGCTTGGCCGGAAAGGCCTTATGACGGAGTTGAACGAAGATTACTTCCGTGACGCGGTCGGTTATCTGGACGCCGAAGAGGCCAAGATCGAAACACCGACGCTATTTGACATGATGGAGGACGCCGTATGAAAGCACAGATATCACTGCTCGATGAGATCATTGTCGACAACTTTGCCGGCGGCGGCGGAGCCTCTACGGGGATTGAACTGGCAACAGGCAGGCCGGTGACCATCGCAATCAACCACGCCCCTGCGGCGATCCTCATGCACAAAACGAACCACCCTTACACGGAGCATCTGCAAGCCTCCGTCTGGGATGTGGATCCTGTAAAGGTCTGCGGAGGCCGTCCGGTGGGGCTTGCCTGGTTTTCTCCGGACTGCAAGCACTTCTCCAAAGCTAAGGGTGCTGCCCTCGTTGACCGCAATATCCGTGGCCTTGCATGGATCGTGCTGCGCTGGGCGGGGACAGTCAGACCACGGGTTATCATTCTCGAAAATGTAGAGGAGTTCCAGACTTGGGGGCCTGTCCGAAAGGGCAAGCCCATCAAGAGCAAAAGCGGTCAGACTTTCCGCAAGTGGCTCTCCCAACTAAAAGTGCTGGGCTACGAAGTAGAGTACCGGGAGCTTGTCGCCGCCGATTACGGTGCACCGACTTCCCGCAAACGCTTCGTGCTGATCGCCCGGGGCGATGGTCAGCCAATCCGCTGGCCGGAGCGCACGCACGCCCCGCGTGACAGTGAGGAGGTCAAAAGCGGGAGGTGTCAGCCGTGGCGTTCCGCTGCGGAGATCATCGACTGGACGGTACCGATGTACTCCATCTTTGCCACGAAAGCCGAGATCAAGGCAAGGTACGGCGTCAATGCCGTCCGCCCTCTCGCGGATAACACCTTACGGCGAATCATCCGCGGCGTGGATAAGTTCACGATCAAGAGTGACCAGCCGTTTATCGTTCTCGGCGACTTCATGCGCGACGGTAAGATCATCCGCGACCCGAAGATAGGCCGGGACGAGAATGGCCAGCCGTTCATCGTGCCGACGGGGTACGGAGAGCGCAAAGGACAAGCGCCTCGCGTCCACGACATCGACAATCCTGTGCCGACAGTCGTTTCCACTTGCAAGCAAAACCTTGTTGAGCCTGTCCTCCAGCCTTTCCTTGCTGAGTGCAACCACTCCGGCGCCGGACATCTTGCCGAGGTCGGCAAACCAATCGGAATGGTCACGCAGAAATGCACTATTGGGCTGTGCGCCCCGAAACTGGCGCCGATCACACTGCCGAACACTTGCAATAGCGTCGGCTCTCCCGCAGATCAGCCCGTGCATACCATCACCACGGCGGGAAATCAGATCCTCGCGGCGGCAAACCTATTTCAGTACCACACAGAACAGACTGAGGACGCAAGGGTAAGCGGTCTTGAAGCCGCGCTCCCCACGGTAGACGGCGCCAACCGCCACGGGCTGGTATCCGCGCATTTAGTAGAGTATTTCAGCACTGGCAGACCGCTATCACTGGATGAACCATTACATACAGCAACATCCCATGACCGTGAGGCATTGACGGCGGTACATATCCAAAAGTATTTCGGCGGCGTGGTCGGTGCGGAGGCCTCCGAACCTCTGCCGACGGTCACAGCCATAGACCACAACGCCTTGACCGCCGCCCATGTGGTGGAGTTCAAGGGGCAGGACATCGGGCAGCGCCCGGACAAGCCTCTGCGGACGATTACCGCAAGTGCCGGAGAGTTCGCCATAGCTGCGGTTAGAACTGCGAGATACGCCCCCGATGCGGCACTCGGTTATTGGCCGGAGGTAAGAGCCTTGCTGAACAAATACTGCGGCTACGACCTCGCTGACGACGAAATCCTGCTCCTGTGGGTGCGCGGCGCGTGGCACTACATACACGATATTGCCATGCGGATGCTGACGCCGCGGGAACTGTACCGGGCTATGGGCTTCCCTGCAGACTATGTAATCGACCGAGACTATCTCGGTAATCCTTATCCAAAAAACCAGCAGGTCGCGCGGTGCGGGAACGCAGTCTGCCCAGCCATGGCAGAGGCTCTGGTCAGGGCAAACCTACCGGAAATGTGCGGCAGGGAGATCCGGACAATGGAGACACTTATGGAGGTTATGGCTATATGAAAGAAACCGAGGAAGCGCGTCGAGAACGGCTTGCGATAAATGATCAGTATATGAGCATGCCATACGGCGCCAAGGTGAGCCTGGCCAGACAGCGGATCTGGGAGTGGAAGGAAACCTGTGACGCAAATGATCACGCCTACGCGGTCAGCGTAGGAGGCCTGGACAGTATTACATTGCTGATGCTGGTACGAGACGAGCTTAACCGGTCGGTGGATGGGATCTCTGTATCGTCATTGGAAGATAAAAGCATCCAAGCCGTGCACAGGCAACTTGGCGTAATTCCCATTTCGCCGGCAAAGACAAAAAAGCAGATCCTGCAGGAATATGGTTTTCCAGTCCTGTCAAAACTGCTGGCGGCAAAGATCGAGCGACTTCAGACCCCGGGAGACGACTCCCCAATCATCAAAGCATATATGACAGGCGAGACAGGACCCTGGGGACACTTCGGCCATAACGAGAAGTTCAAAATCCCGGATACATATCTCGAACTGTTCGGCGGCCTATACGGGCATTTCAGACCGGATCTGCGCTGCAAGTGCGCTCCGTTCAAGGTGTCCAATAAATGCTGCTACTGGCTCAAGGAGCTGCCAATGCAGCAGTACCAACAGGAGCATAATATCTGGCCATTTTTGGGATTGATGCAGAGCGAGGGCGGCAGACGCCAATACAGCCTTCGGAAGCACGGGTGCAATTACGTTGGGAAGAGTACGGCAAGAAGCTGCCCCTTTAACTACTTCACACGGCAGGATCTTTTGCAGCTGGCTTTAGATTTGGAAGTTCCGGTGCCAACGATCTACGGAGAGATTGTCCGGAATCCAGACGGAACGTTGAGAACGACGAAAGCCCAGCGCACGGGATGCTCCATGTGCGGTTTCGGGATCCATCTGGACAAGCGCCCACACCATTTCGACCTACTCCGGGAACAGAATCCTAAGGAATGGGAGTACTGGATGTATCGCTGTGTGACAGATGAGACCGGAACCTACGGCTGGGGACGTGTGCTCGATTGGATTGGCGTGGAATGGGAAAACGCACCGGATACAGATCTGGTGGGACAGATAAATCTATTTGAGGAGGATTAACAATGCAACGAATAATCGCCGGCATTCTGCTGGCAGTTACCCTGCTAACGACGCCAGGAGGCCAGCATCCTACGGGTGCACAGCCGGGCGCAATAGCAACGGCTCTGGAGGCGCTGGAGAGCGCCTGGGAGCCTTACGATGAGCAGGAGACCATGGCAACGTGGGAAACGGAAACGATACAGGCTGAAACGGGAGGCCCCGAGGAACGATATCTGGGTATCTGTTGTGTAACCGCTTACTGTGCGTGTGAAGTGTGCTGTGGCAAATCGGACGGAATCACCGCTACCGGGACTTACGCGACACAGGGCCGGACCGTGGCGGTAGATCCGTCGGTGATCCCCTACGGATCCACGGTGTACATTGACGGCGTGCCCTATATTGCGGAGGACTGCGGAGGTGCTATTGGGGGAACACGGATCGATCTGTTTTTCAATAGCCACCAGGATGCGATCGACTGGGGTGTCAGATACTGCGAGGTGAAGGTGGAGTGAATGAAAGATACTGCACTAGGTATGTCGGGGTAACATGCATCGACGGCAGCTGTCCGATTGCCCTTCGGGACGAATATATCGAGCGTGGGTATGACATAATCAAGAGTTGCAAAGAGTGTCCTTATTACAAAGGGTGTGAGGACTGCTACTTTCACGGCAAGGAAGAATGTGTGGAGGAACTGTGAAACATGACAAAAGCTGATCAGATCGTGAACGCGCTGCGGACATGCGCGGAAGTTGGCGGATGCAAGGGTACCAAGTGCCCATACTTTGGACAGGATTGCGGCATTCGCTTAAAGAAAGACGCGGCAACCTTGATCGAGAAACTGTTGGAAAAGGTGAGAAAGACATGACCATCGGAATGCAGATCCGCTTCCTGCGGCGGAAAAGGTTTTTGAAACAGGATAAACTGGCGGAAAAGCTGGGCTGCAGCGTCTCATCCATCCGACGCTGGGAGAATGATGACGGCGGCCCCAACTGGGACCTGCTGCTGAAGCTGTCCACGTTCTTTGGAATGTCGTTATCGGAATTCTTGAACGGAGTGACCCAATGAAACAAATTATTGTATCCATTAAAAGGAGGATATCCGGGAAAATGACTACTGTAATCTTTCCCCTTGCGCTGATCGCTCTGGATCTTGGAGCGGCGGCGATCTATCTAATCAATAAAGACATCCGAAAAGGGATCTATTGGCTGGCCGCGGCGGTGCTTAACGTCACGGTTACGTTCTGAAAGGAGAGATGAAAAATGAGCGTGAAGATCACCCAGCTGCAGGCTGAGAACTTCAAACGGGTCAAGGCTGTCCAGATCACGCCAGCAGCCACCGGCCTGACAGTAATCGGAGGCGACAACAACCAGGGAAAGACGTCAGTGCTTGACGCCATCGCATGGGCGCTTGGCGGGGACAGGTATCGTCCCAGCGCCCCGACCCGTGACGGGTCTGTTCTCCCGCCAAACATCAAGATATCGCTTTCCAACGGCTTGCAGGTAGAGCGATCCGGGAAGAACGGTTCTTTGAAAGTGGTTGACCCAACCGGAAAAAGGGGAGGCCAGCAGCTTCTCAACGAGTTTATTGAAAGTTTTGCGCTGGATCTGCCGAAATTTATGAATCAGAGCAGCAAAGAAAAAGCTCAGATCCTGCTCAAAATCATCGGCATCGGAGACGAACTTGCGCGACTGGACATGAAAGAGCGAGAACTGTACAACGAGCGCCTTACCATTGGACGTATCGCCGAACAGAAGTCCGGACACGCGAAGGATATGCCGCATTGGGACGGTGTCCCAGCGGAGCCTGTAAGCCCTTCAGATCTGATCCGGCAACAGCAGGATATTCTTGCCCGAAACGGTGAGAACGCACGTAAACGGCTTTTACGGGATGAGCTGGAGCAGAAACTGCAAACGGCCAGAGATCAGATGGAAGATCTGCAGAAAGCCATAGAAGAACTGGAGCGCAACTGCAAGATCGCCCGGATGGACGCCGAAGATCTCCACGATGAGAGTACGGCTGAGCTGGAGCAGAACTTGCGGGAAATCGAAGTGATCAACGAAAAGGTGCGTCAGAACCTCGAAAAAACGAGAGCCGAAGAAGAGGCGAGCGTTTACCAAGATCAGTACGATACCCTTACCGTGCAAATCGAACAGGTACGCAGCGGGCGAATGGATCTGCTCAATGGCGCCGAAATGCCGCTTCCCGGTTTAAGCATTGAAGGCGGAGAGCTTACTTATAACGGCCAACGCTGGGACAATATGAGCGGATCGGAACAGCTCCGGATCGCCACAGCTATTGTCCGTAAACTGAACCCGGAATGCGGCTTCGTGCTGATGGACAAGCTGGAACAGATGGATCTGAACACTTTACAGGAATTCGGGCGTTGGCTCAATTCCGAAGGCCTCCAGGCTATTGCAACCAGAGTCAGCACAGGAGGCGAGTGCTCCATCATCATTGAGGACGGATGCGTGAAAGAAGAGCCCAAGACATGGAAGGAAGGAGAATTCTGATGAATTTTACAATATCGGGCGGATCGATATATTCCGCACAGAAGGTCGTGATCTACGGACCCGAAGGGATCGGAAAAACAACCTTGGCACGGCAGTTCCCTGATCCCGTGTTTATCGATACGGAAGACAGTACGAAGACGTACAACGTAACCCGTATCACACAGGCGGATGGAACGACGAAACCATCGAGCTGGACAATCCTGTTGGAGATGGTGAAAGCTGTTAAATCCGGCGTTATCCCCTGCAAGACGCTTGTAATTGATTCCCTGGACTGGGCGGAAACGCTGTGCATCAAGCACGTGTGCGACAAAGCCCAAAAAGACGGAATCGAGGATTTTGGATACGGAAAAGGCTATACCTATCTGGAAGAGAGCTTCGGGAAGCTGCTCAACGAACTTTCCGACATCGTATCGATGGGTATTCACGTTGTATGCACCGCGCATGCTACCATGCGGCGCGTAGAGCTTCCGGAAGAGACAGGAGCCTATGATCACTGGGAGCTGAAACTGGAGAAGAAGGATTCCGCACTGGTCAAAGAGTGGGCCGATATGGTACTCTTCTGCAATTACAAAACGATCGTCATCGCAGGGAACACGCCGATGGATAAGAATAAGGCCGCCGGCGGAAAGCGCGTTATGCACGCCGTACATACGCCATGGTGGGACGCCAAAAACAGATTCGGACTGCCGGAAGATATGCCAATGGAATATGGCGCAATAGCCCATATTTTCAAGACCACAAGTGCAAAAGCCGAACCGGAAGCAGATCCCGTAAAAACAGCAGAACCAACTAAAGCGGTTGAAAAGCAGCCGGAAGATCATTTTGAAGAGGTTGAGCTTTCCAAGGAAGCAATCCACGAAGCCCTCGGGAAACCGATTCCCGAAAAAAAGCCCAACGACATCCCTGCAGATCTGTGGGCTTTGATGCAGGCTGATCACGTGACAGCTGACCAGCTGCAACAGGTCGTCGCAAAGAAAGGCTACTATCCTGCGGGAACTCCTATCGCAAATTATGATCCCAAATTCATCAGCGGGTGCCTGGTCGCCTGCTGGGACAAAGTAAAATCTGAAATCGACTGAAACGGAGGAAACTATAATGGCAGAATTTGAAAGAGAGTTTTCTTGGGACGACACTATTGAAAACGACGGCCCCCAGTATGAACTGCTCCCGGAAGGTGAGTATGAATTTAAGGTCATAGGACTGGAGAGGAAACGTTATCCCGGCGGGAAAAAACTCCCGACTTGCCCCATGGCAGAGCTGAAGATCGTGGTATCTGACTATCAGGGCAAGCAGACGCTTGTCACGCACCGACTCTATCTTCACTCCAGATGCGAGGGCCTGCTCTGCGCGTTTTTCACCTCCATCGGCGAGCGCAAGCACGGAGAAAGGCTGACAATGAACTGGGCGCATGTAATCGACGGAACCGGACGCTGCAAACTTGGCGTCAGGGAGTACGACGGGAAGAATTACAACGAGATCCAGCGGTTCCTGGAGCCGGCAGAAACACAGACAACGGAACAG